AAACTAGGAAAAACAATAATACTTCCTTTAGGTAATATCTCAGTTGCTTTTCTTAAGTGTTTAGATTCCTCTCTTTGGTGGGGCTCATAGTTTCTAAAATCAAATTCTAATTCTCCACCAGAATATTCTGAACCATCCGTTAACTGACAGGTCATAGATAGCTTTCTAATTTTACCATTATCAGGATCTGTTTTATTTTTTCGTTGATAAGGTTTATCCCAACTATCACAATGCCAATCATAATATTGGCCTTCTTTATATTTTGTAAATTGACAAGACTCACTTCTATCCCATTCAAAATTCCAACCGGCCATTCTATTTGCTTCGTGAACGTAGGGATGGATTTCTTTATAAATCCAAGTATCATTTAACCAAACTAAATCTGATTTTCTTTTTCTTTGAATATTTTTAACATCCTCTTTTGATAATTCTTTTTTGTCAAATCCCCCAGTTCTAGCAATGCCGTCTTTTTGTTGTAGTGCATATTTAATAACGTCATCACAAAATCGGGGCGTTAACACTCCACTAAAATACCAAAAATAATTAGATAAATTCATATAATTTTAAACTCTCCTCATTTGAGCAACAGGATAACGAATATCTTTACCAGCTATATCTGTAAAAAATGTAATTAATGTTAGTCGTTCACTTTTATCATTACCAGAATTTCTGGATGCGTGCCAGTTTGAACCATCAAATAAAACCAGCCTATTAAAATTAGAAAATAATTCAACTTTTTTATTAAATTCAGAACTGCTCTTCTCTCTATACTTTTCCATTCGCTTACGATTTTTTAAATTTTTGTAAAAGTCCCTCTTCTCTTTTATATATTTAGGGCTCATATTAAAATTAGTTCCCTCATATAGACACGTCCCACTCTGGAAATGATTACTTAAATAAATAATTGTAGTAAACTGAGTCTCAGAATCACGATGGATCCAGCCGTTTTCCCCGTATACTTCATACGGAATACGCTGGAAATATTGAGTTGCCTGCCAAGTCAGTTTGTTCTCTAGGGCCTGTGAAGGATATAACAACGATATTATCTTGTTGGTTGACCATAAAAAGAAATCGTTATTTTCTATATGCATAGACACAGTTCTAGTGCCAGGCCACTTATTATTTACATCCCGTTTATATTTAAAGGTCTGTGATAATTTTACTATATCGTGTGGATTAGTAAAAAAATTATCCACAATTAAAGTAGGCCATTCCATAATTAGACAAATTCATGGGTAATAGTTAGAATAAAGTTAAGGGAATCTTTTTGATTGTTAGTGATATAATACATTTGCATAGAGGGGAACATAATAAATTGATTATTTTTTAAAGGTATATCCCAACATCTTCCTTTTCTTCTATTATCATCATAGTGAATTCGAACGCTGCAATCTTTAACATTGACTCCATACAACAGGGTATAATCAGGAGAATTTCTAAGGTCAACTGGATCTATATTGAGTAAAGGAATGGAAAGTTCTTTTGGCTTATAAACATTTCCCCACGTTTTTTTATTAGCTAATTTAAAACCATATTCCACATTAATATGCTCACATATATAAGTATTCAACATATCCCAAGCTCTAGAGTAGGGAAAATCTGTATTATTAATTTGTGATGTTAAAATGTCTGTTTGAAGTTTGTCTCGGTCTATTTCAAAACCTTTCGGCATTGTAACGTCGCCGCCATACAAAGCTATTTCCGATAATACGTTTTTATTAATCATTTAAACTTCCTTCGCAAGGTATGTTTAGTTTCTGGGCACTCTGATTCATTCCCCCATCCCTGAAAAGAACCAAACGATTTCCAAAACCGAATATCTTTGCAACAAGAACCATATCTTTCGTTCATAAATTTTTGGTATTCGACATGTTTGTTTTCACCACACCAAGAATCAAACCAACCAATATCCCAATTTGAATCCGGCTCCCAATCATAAATGTCTGCGTGAACTAAACGAATTTTTTCATTCTTTGGACAATGTTGCCAGACCAAATCTATAACTTCTTGATACTTTTCTACAATTGTAATTCCCAGCACATTAGGATTTTCCATCAACGATTGGTTAATCATTCCTAATCCAAGCCCAGCCACAATTACATTACCGTGAACATCTTTTAAAAACTGTTTGTGTTCACGATATTCTCTTGTGGTGTCTTGCATTATATTGAGGTCTTGTGGATTAAAGAGAATCGTATATTCATCTAACGGTTCATCGCTTCCACAATAGTGGTCTGTTTTAATTTTTTTAATTCTAAACTCTCCCGAAACGCCTTCGGGTATATTCACTTTCATCCTGGTCACTTTCTTTTGCATACCTTTTCCTTTTATAAAGGATGGTATTATAATGTCAATATGATTAAAAAGATTTGATCTAGATCAATTATGGAGTTGTCTTATCCCAGGCACCGGTGCCTTCATTCCACACATAATGAGTACCGGCTGCTTTTTCTTCATCGGTTAATGCTGGAGCATCACCAATTGGTGAATGCCATTGAGCGTCTGTAGTATTTAAAACCCAACTTGCATAAGGTTTTTTAAGGTAGAATATATTATTATCTTCATCCCATATCATACCTATACCTGCGTAGTTTCCTCTAAGTGGAGTTCCACCATTTTTATGTGTTCCATTAGTTGTATTATAGGAAGTTTGAATCCACATTTGAGCAGGCCAGTTATTGTGTTTCTCTAAATATTGTTGTCCTACTGTTTCATCTTCAACGCCATCAGCGTTCAGCATATCTTTATTATCTAAAGTTAATACTTGAATAACTTTTGAACTTGATCCTAGTTTTGCAAAGTGTGCCATAATTTATCTGTTGAAATTACCCATAGTATTTCAAATCCCTATCTGTTTTTTCGACTTTATGTCCTAAATTTATAGAAAATATAATTTTTTCTTTTTCTGATTTATTAGGTTGAGTATAATGATTATATTTACTATCAAATAAAATAAAATCATTTTCTTTAACCGGTATATTTTTATCTTCAATTATTAATTCTCCTGAGTCTTCTGGTTTTTTAAAATAATAAATTCCGGATAATTGTTTAGTATCTTTTAAATCTCCGTTAGGATCATAATGATTATGTTTTTTCACGTATCCATTTTTTTTATAAATGTTAGACCAAAAATCTAAAACATTATAGTTTTTACCAGCTAATTTTTTAAAATTATTAATTATATTTTTTAAATTTTTTATCTTCTCCGACCCAAACTTATAATTATATGTAGACCCTCCATTTTCTACTAAACTATGTTTATCAAATAAAATTGATTGAATAGTCTCTAAAATTTTATCTTTGTCTTTTAGTTTTATATTTTTATGTTCCATCATTATTGAAATTTATATTTAATTAATACAACTCCTGATCCCCCGGTAAAGTTTCCATCACCTCGGCCGCCACCTCCAGTATTTACTTGACCATTATTAGCATCAGGTCTACATCCTTGAGGACCACCGCCCGTTGCTGCACCACCATAGCCTCCAGTTGTTCCTTGACCACCTCCACCTCCAGCTAACCACATATTACAAACAAGTCCTGGTCGAGCATCTCCTATTCCTATGTTAGCCTGAGTTCCAAAAGTAGGACTAACATCTAGGCCTACTCCTCCTGCACCTGACGGACCTATAGTACCTGCTCCTCCGGCTCCACCACCACCAGATCCACCAGTAGGGTAATAAGGTCCTCCTGGACTACCATAATTAGTAGCACCTGGGTTTGATACACCAGGTTGAGTTGCTGCAGCTCCCCCTGGATTACCACCACCCTGGCCACCACCACTACCACCGGGATCTGCAGATTCACCTTGACCTGCACCATTCCCACCTCCGTTAGCTGTATAACCTAAACCTGTTGAAGGACTTCCTGGGTTTCCAGCTACTGGATTACTTGGAGGACCAGTTCCTCCCGCACCAATTGCAATAGGGTAACCTGTAGCTGCAACAGCAAAACCATCGTTGTCTAAAACTAAACCTCCAGCTCCTCCAGCTCCACCATAAAAAGAACCACCGCCGCCACCACCAGCGACTACAACTCCACAAACTGAATTTGAACCAGAGGCGTTTCCTACTGAACAAACAGTAAAAGTACCTGGGCCTGTAAATTTATGAACTTTATAATCTCCACAAGTCACAATAGCGTTTCCGCCTGTAGCTACTATATATTCTGGAAAACCTACATCAGAGTTGTCAGCTTGAGAAGTAAGTTTCCATCCTTGTGTTCCATCCACGTAAACTAAAAGTAGGGCTTGTCCTTCGACCGTAACAGATACATCACTTGCTATACCCTCAATATCTGAACCACCTCTTCCAATAGTTAATTTATTAGTATCAAAGGTATTTCCATAATCTTTTAAACCTACAATATCTCCCGCACTTGGAGAAGTGGGAAGGGTCAAAGTAAACTCTCCACTAGTAGTATTACAAAAATATCCGTTGCCAGATACTGCTGTAAAACCTGTTGCTTTAATTGAACCTGTGTCCCAATCTACAGTTCCTGTTCTTCCAAATCCTGTTTGAGACGCACCAGATGCTAAAGTAACTGTATCTCCACTTTGCCCAATTGTAATTGTTGTTGAACACTTATTAATTATATTAGTGCCTGGTTGATTTTGTACATCGTCTACTTTAATAATTGATGTCATATTTTATATCCATTCATTATGTAATTACCAATGGTCCTGTTAGGGGTGTAGTACTTGCACTTGCATCGTAATAAACTGTTTTACTAGCAGGCATTGTACAGAATACATCTAATGTGCCACCAGCAAAAGTTACTTTTGCATCTCCATTAGAACTTGAATACACCGTATCTCTTGAAAGTGTATCGGTAGCCGCATCTGTTACTGTTCCAAGTCCTACTTCCCAATTGGCAGTTCCCTGTTCAAAAATTGAATAGTAAGTTGTATTGGTTGTACCAATCCCCGCAACAAAACCTTCAAATCCAGTGACTGCACCAGCAAGATTTATAGTTCCTGTGCCGGAAGTTGTACTTGATTCTTTTACTCTGTCATTTATTACCAAAGCCATTTATTCTCCTTAGGCCATGCTTATAATTGCATCAGCCGGTGTTGATGGACTCGGGAATGTAACTGTAAACGTGCCATTAGTTGCAGTTTTACTTCCTGAAAAATCCAACGCCACACATAATTTATCTCCTTGAGTATCATTATAGATTGCACCATACGCTGCAGTAAAACTAGCTGTTGTCCAAACCGATGGATCAAAATCACAAGATGCAACTGCTGTTCCATACGCAACAGCATTACCTGTTAATGCGTTTCCAGCTGTAGTGTAATTAGTACCAGAGGCACTCACTTCATTAGTCGCTGAATAAACAGTGCTCGCTGTATTATAGGGCTGAGCCGTATAAAGTGCTAATTTAAAACTGTCTCCTCCGGATGCAAAATTATGCGTTCCCGTGA